CGAAAGGCATGGCTGAAAAGATTACCATGTATAAGAGCTGGGGTTTCGTCGAGTGGTTTCCTAACCACAAAGGCGTCCCTTCACCGGACAAGATGCATGCCCTAGCACGAAAAGCGGTATTCGGACTCACAGTGGATTTCTCTACTGCTTGGGAACTAATACCCTGGTCGTGGCTAGTCGATTATTTCGGTAACATCGGAGATTTCTTCGAAGCTACACGCAATATCGTTGGGCAACACCACGGTCCTGTCGAAATTATGACAGAGTGGAAAATGCATGCAAAACTTTCCGCTACCGAAGCTAAAACGCCGATTGGCCAGGCCCCAGGAAGATCTTATAGATGTTCCGAAGGTCAGGTCAAAGCGACGTGGAAGCAACGACGGAAAGTTACTGGCGCTTCTCTTTCTGCCTCCTTGCCCTTCTTATCTGCTGGGCAAGTGTCGATACTGGGGTCAATAGGGGTTACCCGAAGATCTCGGGCAACACGAGGCTTCAGGAATGGATAACTGGAGTCTTTCCAGGTAGCAATCCCGCTGCTTGGCTATTAACCTCAAGGAGTAAGACATGTTCTCTGATACCATCACCCTCACCGTCAATGCGGTTGCGAAGGTTCTTACGAAGATCAACCAGGATGGCTATTCTTCGGAATACCTCCTCCGTTCTTCGACTGAATCTTATTCGCTCAAGATCAGGAACTCGAAGTTCCTGGACAAGAGTCGCGGTGAAAACCGCGATCGACACAACGTTGAGATCGTTCACACGGTCTTTCCTGTTGCGCCGGCGACGCAGTCGACTGTTCGGAAGTATTATTTCGTCGCCGAGAACGGCGAATTCGATAATACCACCGATATGGTCAACTTCATGCTTGGCAGTGCCGGTTTCCAAACCAGCACCAACAGCACGAAGCTGCTTAACTGGGAGTCGTAAGACTTCCCAGGTGAACGGGGTGGGCGAGTAGTATCAGAGGCGTGGATTCCAACCCTTCCGAAAGGAGGAAAGGATGAAAAGCCTCGTAAATGATCTACTCCACATCGCATTTGGCGTCTGTAAAGACGTCCAAATGGCATACCCTGAGTACAGGGGAGTTGTGAAAGATAAAGCACGACTTTCCCTTATGGCTCAGACACGTGGTCTTGGGTTCTTTACCCTGGACCTTCCAGCTCTGGATAACCTTCTTTGTGAAGGCCTCAGAGAAGGACGCCTTATGCCTCGAGGGCCTGCTTGCAAGGCAGTTTCCAAGAGGATCCTAGTGCCCAGATTATTCCGGGGACTATGGTTGCGTGTGTTTGAACCTAACTTGTGCTTAAGGTCAGATGCCGATCCAAC